ACTATGGCAACCGCTGAAAAGATATTGGAGATCGCCCGGTCGCAGATCGGGACCAAAGAATCCCCTGCCAAGAGTGATAATGTGAAATACAACACTGCCTACTATGGCAGAGCAGTCTCGGGCGGTGGATATCCCTGGTGTGCCGTGTTCGTCTGGTGGGTGTTCCGGGAGGCTGGGGCCTCTGACCTGTACTATGGCGGAGATAAGACCGCCTACTGCCCCACGCTGATGTCCTTCCACAAGAAGCAGAAGGTGACTGACTACCGGCCGGGAGACATCGTGTTCTTCAATTTCTCCGGCAGAAGCTCCGCCGGACATGTTGGCATCTGCGAGAGCTGGGACGGGACCTACATCACCACCATTGACGGCAACACCGGAAGTGCCAGTGAGGACAACGGAGGTGCGGTACTGCGCCGCCGGAGACACAAGAAATTCATTGTGGGCGCATATCGCCCCGAATATCAGGAGGATGATGATATGACTCAGGATCAGTTTGATGCAATGATGGAAAACTGGATGTCCAGACAGGCCAAGAAGAAACCGACCCAGCAGTGGGAAATTGAAGGGCTGGAAAGAGTGGTTAAGGCTGGCGTTACAGATGGGTCCAGGCCCATGGGTTTGTGTACTCGACTGGAGGCTGCTATGATGGCGGCTGCAAATAAGTAATAAGGACGTGACCAAATGAGTGCAAGAGTAAAACTTCCAGAACCGTTGGACAGGCTCTTGCGCTCTCAGCTCGAAACAGCCATTCAGGAAGCTGCCTTCCATAGAGATGATGACTTGATTGCAAGGCGATATATCATCGAAAAATGGGCGCAGATAGATATTGCCGCCGAACTGGGCTGGCGTAGATCAACTGTTGGAGATCACTTGAAATATATTTTAAAGCGAGTGATAGAGGTCTCTGAGCAGCTGTACACAAAACGTACATAAACCGCACAAAACCCCGACTGGGACCGCACCCAGCCGGGGAATTTTTTTGCGATAATTTAAGCATGGAGGACGTGGGGATCAAGGGTTGGTACACGTCGCCGCCCTCCTCACGGACTCCATTATTTTTATACAAAGGACGTGTGATATATGACCCCGGTAGAAAGGCTGGTGGCTGCCGGCATCCGACCGGACTGTGCCGCCGAGAGTGTGATGTGGTATCAGGCCCAGGGGGATGACTATGGGCTCCAAAAATACTTGGACGAGGTAGAAGCAAGAAAGGAGGCGCTGGACAATGGCCGGATTTCCTAATTATACATACCCCGCTTATGGCGGATACAACCCAGTAACTCCGTTTGCGCCCGCTCCACAGATCTACCAGCCTATGCAGCAGCCCTCTCCGCAACCCGTACAGGCCGCACAGACGGTTGGGAATACAAACACACAGCCTAACTTTTTCTGCCGTCCTGTGGCCTCCAGAGAGGAGGCGCTGGGGGTCCCAGTGGACTTTATGGGTGCTCCAATGTTCTTCCCGGACCTAGCCCATAATGTGGTCTACATGAAACGATTCAATACCAACAGCGGTGCAGCTGATGTGTTCGAGTTTAAGCTCGATGTACCCAGAGAAAAACAGGAACAAGCCCCTGCGCAGGTGGCGGCCTTTGCTCCACTGGACGAGTTTATAGACATGAAGGACACAGTGCAAAACCTAAAAGATGAGGTGGACAGACTGAAAAAGCCCGCTGGAAAGGCAGTGAAAAAGAATGATGCCTCCGATGAATAATCCCATGATGGCTATGCTCCAGATGGCACGGAACGGCGGAAATCCCATGCAAATGCTTCAGCAAATGGCTGGGCAAAACCCACAGGCCGCCCAGGCTATGCGGCTCATCCAGGGGAAAAACCCGCAGCAGCTCCGCCAAACTGCGGAGAACATGGCAAAGCAGAGAGGGACCTCAGTTGAGGAGATCGCAAGACAGCTTGGGCTTCCGATGAAATAAAATAGCGCACTCTTTATCAGTTTTCGGGTCTTGATAAAAACCGCTCTTTGGAAACATCCGGGGAGCGTACGGCCCCGATGTAATAACCGATAAAGGAGTATATACAATGGATAACGATTTTGCGACTGGCTATGCGCTGGGCAGCGATTCCAACGGCGGCAACTGTAACAACGGCTTTGGTGGCGATGCCTGGGGTGGTATTTGGGGCATCATCATTCTAGCTATGGTCTTTGGCTGGGGACGCGGGGGCTTCGGCTTCGGCGGCTTCGGTGGTGGCGGTGCCAGCACTGATCCCGGACTTCAGGGCCTCGCCACCCGCGCAGATGTAAACGAGGCCATTGCCTTCAACGGTGTGGAGCGCGGCATCTCTGCTATCCAGCAGGGCATCTGTGACAGCACTTATGCCCTGAACAACAGCATCACCAGCGGCTTCAACAACACCAATGTGGCTCTGCTTCAGGGCTTCAACGGTGTCCAGTCTCAGATGTGCAATATGGCCGCTCAGGCTCAGGATTGCTGCTGCCAGACCCAGCGGGCCATCGATGGTGTGAATTACAACATGGCGACCAATACCTGCGCCATCCAGAACACCATCCAGGGCAGCACCCGCGATATCCTGGAGAATAACAACTCCAACACCCGCGCCATTCTGGACTTCCTGACTCAGAGCAAGATCGATTCCCTCCAGGCGGAGAATCAGTCTCTCAAGCTGGCTGCCTCTCAGGCCAACCAGAACAGCTACCTGACCGCTACTCTGGATGCCCAGACCTCTGAGCTGATCCGCCGGATCAACCCCATGCCTGTGCCCGCCTATCAGGTGCCCGCCCCCTATCCCTACTGCGGGGCCTATAACAATGGCTGCGGCTGTGGCTGCTAAACGGGTCGAAATCGACCCCTTTAACTTTCCGGCTCTGCCGTGACTATTTCGGGGCGGTGGGCTGAGTGTCTGCCGCCCTTTAGTTTTCTAAGCACACTCTGATTTTTGAAATTGAAAAAAGTAACAGGATGTGGTATAATAAAAATACTATAATCTGGGAGTGTTCTTATGAAACTAATTGATTTAACAGGCCGGAGATTTGGAAAACTTACAGTTCTTTCTCGTTCAGAAAATCAAGGTCGTCATACCAGGTGGAAGTGTATATGCGATTGTGGAAATATAAAGGAAGTTATAGGAAGCCACCTCCAGTCTGGTAGTATTGTTTCCTGCGGATGCCAGTCAAAAGAACGAATTTCAAAATTGAATTATAGACACGGGAAAAGTCGTACGAGACTATATAACATATGGTGTGGGATGAAAAGCCGATGTTGTGATGTTAATTGTGCCAGTTTCCCTAAATATGGTGGACGCGGTATAAAAATATGTGATGAGTGGTTTTCTGATTTTATCGCTTTTCATGATTGGGCATTAAAAAATGGATATTCCAGTAATCTTACCATTGACAGAATAGATGTGAATGGTGACTATTCCCCTGAAAATTGTCGATGGGAAACTCCAAAAAATCAATCAAATAATACACGGAGAACCATTTTAATAAGTTATTTAGGGGAAACCATGTCAATCAAAAATCTTTCGGAACAACTTGGAATTAATTATCATCGATTATACAAAGCAATACAGATATATCAAATGGATATCGATGATGCAATTAAATTTGCAAGCGGAACTGAAAGATATAGAATTAAAAAGGAGTGATTTTATGTCATGCAGACCTGTATGCAGACTTTGCAATCGACTAGTCCTCAGTCAATCCATTGAGTTTACAGGCGGAAACCTTGTAGTTAATTTACCCGCTGGCTCATACGAAAACGGAGAGAAATATTGTGTTGTGTTTAGTCAGACGATTCCAGAGACAACTACTATTGTAGCGCCGGTAGTGTTTACTATTGGGAGTGGGACGACCCAATATCCTATGACAAATAGATCGTGCTCCCAGGTCACCGCCTGTGGCATCCGTACCCGGACCAAATACTCTCTCTGTGTCGTTACTACCCCAACCGGAGGTTCGTTCCGTATGCTGGGCACTCCCTGCTGCTCCCCCAGCAACAACCTAACCAGCATTGACGGGGGCGCTGCTCCCGCCCCTACGGCGTAAGGAGGGATCAAAATGAAACGATCCACACGGATGATGCTCATGTCCAGTGGCAGCAATCGCCGCTACAACGATGGACGCAGCTATGAAAACTACGATGTTGATGATAAATTCCGTGACCGCCGTGGCCGGGAGCACTATGACAACGGTCGGTATGCGCCTCGTTCTGAGATGATGGAGCCGGAGGACCGGGGATATCGTCGATATTCTGATGGCCGTTTTGCCCCTCGCAATGATGGTGGGACGTGGGTGGAGAGCAACTACTGGGATGACCGCATGACGGGCCCTCAGTCCCACTATGGCTATCCATACTATATGCCTCCGGCCTATACTGATAGACGGGAGATGACTAGGCCCATGAATAAGATCGGATTCGCCATTTCTGGTGAGGGTGAAATGAAGACCCCCAGGGAGTTTGAACACGACTACCGCATGAACGAAATGGAATACCGGAGAGGTGGAGAGCGAATGAGTGGCTATGGAGCCGCTTCCGGGCACATGCCCTTCGACCGCCGCATGGCGGAAGAATGGACTGCCAATATGGAAAATGAGGACGGCACAAAGGGGCCTCATTGGTCGTTTGAGCAGGCCAAGCAGGTCATGGCCCAGCGTGGGATCGAGTGCGACCCTGCGGAGTTCTGGGCGGCCCTCAACATGATCTACAGCGATTACGTCAAGGTCGCCAAAAAGTTCAACGTGGGGAGCAATATCGACTTCTACGTGGACATGGCGAAAGCGTTCCTGGACGACAAGGACGCCGGACCGGACAAGCTCACTAAGTATTATCAGTATGTCGTGAGATGACAGATCCGCCCTCAGAAATGGGGGCGGATTTTTCCACCACCTTTTCCACCACCTAATAGCTTGAAATAGTCTATTTTAGTCATTTAGAGCTTTGCTTTTAGAAATGGAAAAAGCCCCGAAAACCCTTTAAAATCAAGGCTTTCGGAGCTTTTTTCTTTGGTACGGCCGAAGGGACTCGAACCCCCAACATTCAGAACCGGAAGCAGTATATCATAAAACCATATAACCCTTGTGGCTCTAAGAGATTTCTTTATGACATTTCTCTATTTCCACCACCATTTCCACCGCCTATTGATCTAGTCCCATCCAATAAGGCGATACCATTATGGAGTGTTGAGCTGTCTCTGTGGGTGTAAATATTGGCGGTCATCTGAATGTCAGAGTGTCCCATGAGCTCTTTTGCCACATTGAGAGGGACACCAGCTTTTTGCAAATCGGTGCAAAAAGTGTGACGCAGACAATATGGGGTGAGATCTGGAGCTACCACAGATTCTACGATTCGATTCCGCTCGGTCTTTGCGCCTAAGTATAAGTCTAATTCTCTTTTGAAGCCAGTCCAAAGGCGGCGCAGGCTGTTCTCATTCTGAAAGTTCCCAGCCCCGGTTGGGAATACAGGAGCGAAGGAATTTTTCTTGGCGTTCTGAAGCCTCCAAAGAAGGTCTGAATGGATCGGTATGTCCCGGACGCCGGAATCCGTCTTTGGACCTTTGATAGCCTGAGAGCCGCTTTCTTTTGCTGCGTGGACATGGATCTCATTATTTACAAAATCCACATCAGCCCAAGTAAGGGCTGCCGTCTCCCCAGGACGCATTCCGGTATAGAGTAGGGTAAGAACCCACAGTCCAGCTCGGTGATGCTCAGCTACAGCAAGAATAGCTGCTCGCTCTTCCTCTGTTATAGAGCGCCGCTGGTGCGTCTGAACATGGGGCAGCTCTAGGAGCTCAGCTGGATCATATGGAATAAGGCGTGACTGTCGGGCCCTCTTAAACATTTCCTGCATGACCATTCGCAGCTTCTTTACATGGGATGCGGATCTCCCCGCTTGCCCATTTAAAATACGCTGGAGGTGTACGTCCTTCACATCCTTGAGCTTCATGGAGCCGATGGCAGGCTTGATATATCCGTTGAACTTTTCATCGTACATACCAAGGGATTTCTTGGTCAGCCCTTTTGGGTCCTTGTAGGTCGCTTTCCACTGCTTATACCATGCAGTTACAGTCATCGAACCACCAATGGCTTCTTCCCCGCGTTTGGCTGCTGCCAGCTTTTCCGCCAGCTTGGTCATGGCTTCAAGCTCTGTTTTCCCTGTTGCCTCGTACTTCTTTCCATTGTACCGGGCGGTCTTTCTGATATATTCGCCCATTGACAACGCCTCCTATTCTGATAAAATAGAAGGGCAGATTGCCGACCATAGCTTCTGCCCCCCTTCCCTGCCCGGTGTTGGTAGCGCCGGGTGGGGATTTTGTTATGTTAAATAGTTTACAAATCAAAATACATACGATATACTACAATAAAAGGTATAGAAGCTCCATTGGGAGGGATTGTAGATGTTATCTCAAGAAGAGGCAAATTCCCTAATAGAGTATTTAAAGGAAATAAAGGATTTGTCTGGCACATTTCCATTCCCACGTCCTGGAGAGCATAAAAAGATTGATTTGATATCATCCGATGGAAAATATTCTTTTATCGTTGATGTTAATAGAAAGGGATATATAAATTTTCTAAAAAAATGTACTTATCAAGGACGTTATCAAAAAGATGTAACATTATTGCGCCTTGATATTGATGGACCGGAGCACACCAATCCGGATGGATCTATTCTTCCAAGGACACATTTGCATATATATAGAGAAGGTTTTGGAGATAGATTTGCAATCGCAGTACCACCCGAAATTAAGAATACAGATGATCTTATAGAAACGCTTATCGAATTTTTGGAATACTTTAGTGTGTCGAATACAAATAAGTTAGAAATTGAGACGGTGATATAAAATGGAAGCCAATTTTACAGAATTGTATTTAAAGTGGCTCAAGAAAAATTTTAAGTCTACCGTTTTGAAAACAGATCTCGGTGAGTTTACACAAATATCCACACCATTTTTGGATCGCCACAATGACCATTTGCAGTTATATATAAAAAAGCAAGACAATGGTTATTTCTTGACTGATGCAGGATATACAATAAGCGATTTAGATATGTGCGGATGCGATATAATGTCGTCTCCGAAGAGAAAGCTAGTTTTATCGACAATTTTGAATGGATTTGGCGTCCAAATTGACGGAGAACAAATTTGCACAAAAGCAACAGAGATAAACTTTCCACAAAAAAAACATGCGCTGATACAGGCAATGCTTTCTGTCAATGACATGTTCTTCTTGTCTAGGTCACAAGTCATAAATGTTTTCTTTGAAGACGTTCAGCTGTTTTTTGATACGAATTATATACCATATGTTTCAAATGCACAGTTTCACGGGTCTAGTGGGTTATCTCATAATTTTGAATTCACGCTCCCAGCAACACGTAAAAGTCCGGAGAGGTTTGTTAGAACGCTTAATGATGTGTCACGTGATAAGATTGACTCAATTCTTTTTTCATGGGGAGATATTAAAGAATTACGAAAACCAGGGGCAAAACTATACGTCATTATGAATAACAGTGAACGAACTGTCCGTCAAGAACTTATTAATGCAGTTACTATATACGGAGGGACACCTCTTTTATGGACTGAAAAAGAAAAATATATTGAAGAGTTAGCATCTTGATTTTCGTTTTCACACCCCGCCCACCCCGGGCGGGGCTTTTATTTCCCCCAAAGCCCAAACAGCCCCTTCCTCCTCTTCTCTCTCCTGTCCAGCTCTTCGTTGATCTGCTCAGTCTGCTGGATGATATGCCTCAGACCCTCCTCTGACATTCCCTTCCGGTGCGCCTGGGCGTACATCAGAAACGCACGAGCTTCAGAACAGAACGAGTCATCGTCCAGGGACTTGATTCTCTCTACGGTCCATGAGGTGATATTTTCGGGGTTGAGATGGTTCATATTGATAAGACCTCGGCATTTTGTGAAGTATTAGGAATCTGGCGGTTGGGTCACAAAGCAAAAGGCAGACAACCGAAGTTGCCTGCCTAATGTTTGAACAGAAATAGGTGGGGTGACGATTCCCACATCTCCTAACCCTTTCGGGGGCGACGGCTGCCCGTTCCGTCCTCTATTTCTGCTCAGTACATCATTATGTACCTTACAACTTCATTATACACATTTATGTAATTATTTCAAGTCTTTTTTAGTGTTCCTTTTGCAATAAAGTTTTTTACCCTGTTTCTGTTAAGAGTATAAAGCGTTCTGGCAAAATAGCGTTCAGAACGAGAAAGACGAACAGCCACTTTCACATATTCTCCATCAACAAGAAACTCTTTCACATATTCGATAGAGCCGTCTGCCGGGTTGCGCCCAACATAATCTGGTTCTGCCAAAATATAAGTTAGATGTTCCCCATACTTAGCAAAATCATCTGGGTGAGAAGTTTTCATGTGATCAAGATTACTCGGCGCAAAGTATATTTTTCGATCTTCTGCTGGAACAATCTCCAGGAGGGATACAATGCGGTCTGTGACTTCTCCAACAATTTCTATTGTAACCCCTCCTCTCTATATTTACCGCTCTCTGGCAGTTAAGATACTAGAAATACAACTCCGTAGCAAGATTCCCGTGTGTGTACCAACACACAACTTTCCGCATAAAATCCTCGGTCACGCCAAAGTATTCGGCCAAGTCCCAAATCTCCGTATGGCCTTCTGCCACAGCTTCGTCTAGGTCATCCACAGGAATGAGACGCTTTATCTCCCATTTGTCTGCTCGGTTCTCGTGTTTTTTTCTTATGTCTAGTTTGGCGTATCGGTTATAAAAGCTCCCCGTGTTACAATGGCCCAGTTCATGTCCAAGACAAACGGTCTCTTCCGCGAGGCTACACATTTTCCACGGATCAAGACCAATTGCACACGAACCATCATCAAACTGTGTTGCTATAGACCGATCTACGCGTAACGGCATCCAAACAACATCTATACCAGCTTCGTCCGCTTCCTGATAGAGTTGCAGCGGGTCATTTACCACCTGCATCACGCTTTCTTTTTCTAATAACAATATCTCGCAGATCCATAACGTCTTCCCAGGCGGCGTCCATCTCTTTGTCAGTCATATCAGCGCCACGGAAAAACGCAGCTTTTATTTCGCGGTCTGTAACTTCGCGCTCACCCTCCGGGGTGGGCGCTTTTTTTGTTTCCTCTCCGGTCAAGAGATAATCTGTTGTGACATCAAGATAGCTTGCGATCTTTGCAAGACGATCAGCAGGAAAAACTCCTTTTCTGAGCTGACCAATATACCCATTAGAAAAATTCAAAGAACTTTCTAGTTTGGAGATTGGTATTTTACGTTCCTTGCAAATTGCTTTTACCCTTTCAACGCTGTTCATAGAGTACCCTCCAAAATATTTCGAGAAAAGCCTAAAATCACACTTGACAAATTAGAGAATACTCGATATAATGAATTTGTGATTTAGAGAATCACCTAATTCATTTCGAGTAATCTTATATGTTTGTGGTAATTCATATTTTAGATTATTCTCTAATGAATGTCAAGAGTATTCTCTAATTCTGGGACATAAAAAAGGAAGGAGGGTTTTTATTTGATTTATACAAACGTGTCTAATCTTTGTCAGAGAAAGGGCATTAGCATTGCTAAGCTAGAGAGGGAACTGGGCTTCGGGAATTCAACAATCAGAGGTTGGGTCAACTCCTCCCCTACGGTAGAAAAGATAAAGGCAGTCGCAGACTATTTTGGTGTAACCGTAGACGAGCTTCTCGCAGAAGATGGTAGCACAACAGAAGTCCAATAAAACGGAACGGTGAATAAGAGAAGGGGTGAAACACATGTGGCTTTGGTTAAAAGAAAACCACCCCATAATCTATGAGGTGGTCCAATGGTCTGTACTTGTAATGGCAGTCGCGGCGCTTGTTAATAGCTGCATTGTCCTTTCAGCGCAATAATGGAGATTAAAGTTAAATGAATGGAGGGCTGGACATTCTTCAGTGGTTTGCTTTTGGACTGTCTCTCGTTGAAGTCGCATATATCGCTATCTGTTTCGCCTTTGATCGTGAGATAAACGGACTAATTATTGCCGCACTTTCCTTTTCTGTAATCCTGTTAGTAGCATTTCATTTCTCTTTTCCATAAGTCTACTGCATATCTCAATAGCCCATTCAGAATAAAAAATATTTCTACTGTTTTTGAGTACTAGAGTTATGTCTTTGATTTTTTTACCGGAGTGAGCTGAAATTTCAATAGAGCGGGCAGCGTAAAAGACTTCAGTTGTAAACACATGTCCGCAAAGCCCAGAAGCGGACATTACATTGCGTGAAAACCCTGGGAAATCTTTTGCGTCCATATAGGATACAGATAAAATTTCCTCGCAGGCAATTGAAATTGAGTTTGCAATCTCAGCTTTTTGCCTCATTAGCTCCATTTTTTCTTGATGTCTATTATTTAAGTAAACGGTTACAACGGGAGAAATGATGGCAGATGAAAGAGCAACCCAAGCAGGCCAATCCCCAAAATCCATAGCTTCACCTCCTTCCACCCGCTTATATTTTATCACAGAAGGGGGAGGCGGACAACCAAAACGCCGCATCCGCGGCAGAAAGGAGGAGCCATGCAAAGAAGAGAGACCCAACGAACAGAAAGTGCGCTGGGCAAAGAGATAGCTGAAAAGCGTCGGCTACTGTATGAGAGACACGGCGGGATCATGTCCCCTGTAGACGTGGCTCGGGAGATGGGATATTATCCAAAGCCATCCAGCGGGGACCGATGGGCCCAAGAACACGATGTTCCAGCCGTCCGCCTTGGAGCAAGAAAGCGAGGCTATGAAACAGATCTTGTGGCTAAGGCAATCGTACAGAGCCGTGGGATGGTATAAGGATGCCCCCGCCGGTGCGGGAACACCGACGAGGGCTGGCAAACCTAACTGAGTAGGCAATTAGGCTTGATGGATATATGATACTGGAACATTCGTTCTCTGTCAAGCCGGAAAGGAAAAAATATGAAAAAAACGCTTGATGAGAACGACAGCATTAAGGACCTTGGGACGCAGAGTCGGAATTCTCGGCTGCACATGAACAATCTAGAACGGGATCATTACGGTGTTGATGTGCCGGAGCTGCTTAAAACGGTTCGGAATTTAGCGGATGTCATGGCGAGAATCCTAGACCGGGAGGCCCGAAATGAAAACTCCAAATGAGACAGTCCGCCGCATCACCCAGCGAGCTATGGAGCGGCACCGGCTCTCACAAAGGGGTCTTGCCCATGAGATCGGATGCGGCGAAGGCTCTATTGCAAAGATCCTGGACGAGCAGGAGGTTCGTCTCACTCAGGAGCAGAGGTTTTATTTGATGACGTTGGGAGGGAAACAGCTTGCGTGAGTGGATGCTAGTTGGCGCATACGCCTGCATTATTGTAGCAATGGCGCTGATAATTTGGGACATATGGGATAGGAGAAGGAAGAAATGAGAACACGAGAAGAGCGCCGCCAGAGGGCCCGAGAGGTCAGGTGGATGATCGGAGTAGGAGCAATACTCTGCTTGACCTTCTGGGGCGGTATGGCATTTGCCTTTTGGGTCATGGGGTGATGAAATGGAGAACATCGAACATCCAGACATCACCGCTTCCATGCGGACGGGATATCCAGAATATGTGAACTCAGAGAATCAAGACAGCCCAGAGAATCGGGAGCAGTTTATCAATGAGAGACCCGATCTCCTTATCAGATGGCTTCGCCTTGGATACCCGGATATCTTAGAGGAATACATTGAAATGAACGGACCGGACTACCGGGAATGGCTGAATTAGGAGGAAGATATGGAGAGCTTTATTTTACGAGTTTTGGCTCTGCAATCAGAGCTGAAAGCGCCTAAAGGACAGACAAATAAATTTGGTGGCTATAAATACCGCTCTTGTGAGGATATTCTGGAAGCAGTAAAACCACTGTTGAAGAAATATGGGCTTGTCCTCACGGTCGGAGACGATTTGATGAATATAGGCGACCGGTATTATATCTGCGCTACCGCAACACTTAGGGATACAGACAGCGAAGCAGCCATTAAAAACAGCGCATACGCCCGTGAAGCGTTTGAGAAGAAGGGAATGGATGAGGCTCAGATTACCGGAACCGCATCCAGCTATGCTAGAAAATACGCTCTGAATGGTCTGTTCTGTATTGACGATACAAAGGATGCGGACACGGACGAATATACTGAGCGGACCAGAAGAGGGAATGAATCACACCATGGGACGCTTTGCTCTGACTGTGGACAAACCATATTTGGGACTTTGAAACGAGATGGAAGCGACTGGCCTGCACAAGAGATCGTGACATACTCCACCGGAAGATTTGGGCGTCCCTTATGTCCGGCGTGCCAAAAGAAAGCTTTTTCGGCTGAAAAGGCGGCAAGTAAATGAATCTTACATTTCAAGATGCCAAGATACAGATGGACGGCGGAGTATGGCTCTGTATAAAAGTCAATGAGCCGGCTTTAGCCAGAACCTTCATCCTGGACAAGCAAAATCGTCTCTATGACTGCGAGATCAAGGAGCACCGGGAAAAGCGGAGCCTGGATGCCAATGCCTACTGCTGGGTCCTTTTGGACAAGCTGGCGGACGCTATCCGCTCCACGAAGGAGGAGATCTATCTCCAGAAGGTGCGGGAAGTTGGTCCATATAAGGACTTTTCATTGACCGAGGATGAAGCAAAGACTTTCCGAGTGGCATGGGAGAAGCTTGGCACTGGATGGCCCACAGAACAGGTAGACTATGGCCGAGACGGAGACCGGGTGGTGGTGAGGGCATACTATGGTTCCTCTACCTATAACACAAAGCAGATGTCCAGACTCATTGACAGCATCGTGCAGGATTGCAAAGACCTTGGCATTGAGACGTTGCCGCCTGAAAAGCTTGCGGCTATGAAGGAGGAATGGGGACGTGCATCGTCAGACTAGGGCAACATCCATTCCGGTGAAGGTAAAGGCTGCTGTGGCCGAAAGAGACTGTAACCACGGCCCGGCAACCTGTATCCTCTGCGGTGCTCCTGGCGGTCCCCACTGTCATGTGGTGCGCAGATCTCAGGGCGGAATGGGGGTCGAGGAGAACATCGTCACCCTCTGTGATAAATGTCACTATGCTTTTGATGAAGGACTGTTTATGGACCGGCTTCGCCCGTTGGGATTTAACAGCCGGGAGGACATCCGTACTTATATCATCGACTACCTCAAAGGATTTTACCCTGACTGGAGCGAGGAGAAGGTGAGGTACAAAAAATGGGACTGACACAGTGTGAGCGAGTGCTGCACTATATGGAGGACTTTGGGACCATCAACCCCATGCAGGCCATTCAGGACCTTGGATGTTACCGCCTGGGGGCCCGTATCTGGGACCTGCGTCATGCTGGACATCCTATCTCCCGCCGTATGGTATCAGGAAAAAACAGGTATGGCGATAGTGTCAGCTATGCCGAATACAGATTGGAGAATAGAAATGCTTAACCATATCACTATTATGGGACGTTTGACCCGAGATCCAGAGCTCCGGCACACCCAGACCGGAACGGCTGTGGCCTCCTTCACTCTGGCGGTGGACCGGGATTTTAAGGACAAGGCTACTGGAGACTGCACTACCGATTTCATTGATGTGGTAGCTTGGCGGCAGACCGGAGAGTTTGTCAGCCGCTACTTCACAAAAGGCCGCATGGCCGTGGTAGATGGCCGCCTTCAGCTCCGTGACTGGACGGACAAGGACGGCAACAAACGCCGGAGTGCTGAGGTCATTGCAAACAATGTCTACTTCGGGGACTCCAAACGAGATCCTGGGTCCGATGCTCAATATGGAAATGATGAGCAGGAGCAGTTTTCTGAGCTTACAGACGATGATGGCAGTTTGCCCTTTTAAGGGGGCATGAAGTGTGCCGAACCGAATTATAAAAGAATCGATTTGTACAAGTGAAAGTCTTGATGGATTGAGCTGGTTTGAAGAAGTCTTTTTCTTTCGGTTGATCGTGAATTGTGATGATTATGGGCGCTTTGATGCAAGACCGGCGGTTTTGAAAGCAAGGCTTTTCCCGCTGAAGGATCGGATCACTCTGAAGGATGTGTCCAGTGCGCTGACGAAGCTGGCGGATATAGGCATCGTGAGGCTGTACGAGTGTGACAGTAAGCCGTACCTATATCTCCCAACATGGGAAGTCCACCAAACCATCCGTGCGAAGAAAAGCAAGTATCCAGCTCCTGATTTCAGCGAGAGTACATCTGAAATCATTTGCAAGCAATTGCAAGCAAATGTCTCCGTAATCCAATCCAATCCGAATCCAAAAGAAAAGACCCCTTCGGGGTCTAAAAGAAAAAGTTTTGATCCTCCCACAGTAGACGAAGTTCGGGAATATTGCGAGGGGAAGAAGAACGGAATAGACCCTGAAGCATTTGTAGACTATTACGCGGCAAGAGGCTGGAAGTACGGGCCAGGTCGTCCGGTCGTGGACTGGAAAGCCGCAGTAAGGACCTGGGAAAAGAGGAGGAAGCAATCAGATGGCGATGACTACTGGAGCAAGTGATTCGCTACTGTTCCGACCTGATATGATGGACCCATCACAGCCGTCTGGGCTGTGGTGGTGTAAGGACGCAGAAGACATGCAGACTGTTGGAATGAACGCTGTGTGCAAAGGGATTCTGGCTGAGTGGAAAGAGCTCGAGCCGTGGATGGAGTATATCAACTCTTTCCCGTACATCCTGATCGTGATACCACCGGGGCTGGAACAGGATACAGCAGCCGCAGAGCTGGAGGCAAGAGTGTCTATCCCGATCATCATCCCTACAGAAGATAGTTTTCAGGGGTATAAGAGCTTGTTTTCCTTGGTGGGAGACCGTGGTATAAGAGCTTTGGATAATCTTCTGCTGAACGGAGAAGAGGCTCCTGTCCATGGGATCATCAACCTTGCAGATGTGGATTGCCAGAAGAGGAAAAATGCAAAGCGTGTGATCTCTGGAATACATGAACTAGACAGTGCGATCGGTGGGTTTTCTTCTGGGGAATTATCCGTTTGGACAGGGAAACGTGGAGAAGGGAAGAGCACACTTCTGGGGCAGATCCTGCTTGATGCAGTCAATCAGAACCATGTTGTGTGTGCCTATTCCGGTGAACTGCCCAAAGAGCAGTTTAAACTCGGGCTATTGCAGCAGGCGGCTGGATATCTCAATGTGACACGAAGAGTGGATCAGAGAAGCGGTCGGGTCCTGTTTGACGTGAATAAAGAGGTCGTTCCTTATATCGACAAATGGTGGAACGAGCGCCTTTTCTTAACAGACATCCAAAGAAAAGAGGCGCACGATGAAGCAAACATTCTAAAGATTTTTGAGTATGCCAACCGCCGATATGGAGCAGATACGTTCCTCGTAGATAACATTATGACTGCGGAGCTGAAAGATGAATCAAACCTTGGATTCTGGAGGGCTCAGTCCGCATTTACGGGGCGTCTGGTTTCGTTTGCCAAAAGACTTGACGTGCATGTGCACCTTGTGGCACACCCAAGGAAGACAGAGGGCAGACGTTTGGAGGCAGATGATGTCGGAGGTTCCAGCGACATTACAAACAGAGCTGACAATGTATTCAAGGTTGAACGAGTACCCGAGGAGAGAGAACAGGAACTTGGGTACTCCTCCCTACTCACTATTTTGAAAAATAGAGAGTTCGGAGCTAGAGCAAGGATCAAACTTGAATATAACGAGCCATCCAGAAGATTATATGAAGCTGGAGGGAGGCCGATAAAGTGCTATTCATGGGAGGAGGCGCGGAAACGTGGACAGGGTCTATGAATTAGTCATGGGCGAAATCAAAAGAAAGCGTGCTCAGAGAGATTTTATGAGGTCAGAAGGTCTTGATAGATATTCGGAAATGTATGAAGAGGTAGCAGTCGCCCTACAAACAGTTTTAGATTCGTATTCCAAATCGCTAGAGTAAGGGGTGCGGAGAAATGCTGAGTTTTATCATCAACTACCCAACGACCAAAAAAGGGAAGTCAGAATGGAACCGAAGATTTGGCCTGAACGCCTATTATGCGGGCAAGCATCCACAGAAGCGGCGGAAGGATGCCGAAGAGCTCCACATGATCGCCCGAGCAGCTATGCATAAAGCTGGGATCAGGAACAGGATGCTAGACCGACCGGTGAAGGTGAGATTTTATTGGGATGACGGCCTGGACTGCGATAATCATGCGGTTTTAGGGAAAGCGTTTCTGGACGCAATGAAAGGCTACATATTACCGGATGATAACCGGAAATGGGTCAAGATGGTGTCGCATGAGTTCTGGGATGGGGGCGCCATCAAGGTCGAGATCATGCCGGGGGGCAGGCCGTATGCATGAAAATCCATGTTGGACCTGTCAGAAAGCATGCGGAGGGTGCTCCTGGAGCCGCAGCTTCTCTCCGGTGCCGGGCTGGAGGGAGTGAGTGTATGACCTGGAGAAAAATCGATGGCTATCAATACCCTTACCGCATTAACGAGGAGGCCCAGGTCCAGAAGTGGGACGGAAAACAGTGGATCGATATCAGGGCAAGAATCAGCGGAAACCGGGCGGTGGTCTACCTGCGGACAGTGGAAGGGAAACAGTACAAGGCGGCTCTTGTGCGGCTAATGGATGATGCCTTTTGGGAAGGCCGGGCAAAGCGGGATGGACTACATATCACACACCGAAACGGCGTCAAGCTGGATTGTGAGCTGAGAAATCTTGTTGCGGTCAAACCAGGACAGGCTGGGCGAAAATATCATGGACGGCCCCATAAAAGGCCCGTTATTCGCCTGGACCTGCACGGGAATGAAGTGATATATCCAAGCGTCACCGATGCGGCCAGGAAGAACAGCTTGTCTATCTCTGCTATGGACAGGAGGCTATACCATGGTGTGCTAGACCCCAGAGGATATCGGTTCGAGCTTTTGAATCAGCGTAGAAAACGAAAGGAGAAAACAGCATGATCGAGGACGTTCGGGCTGCCCTCCTGGGCGACCACGAGGCGGCGAAGCTATGAGAGTTCTGGTTGCTTGCGAAGAGTCTCAGGAAGTCTGCAAAGCCTTCCGGGCGCTGGGGCATGAAACATACAGCTGTGACATAGAGCCGTGTTCCGGAGGGCACCCGGAGTGGCATTTGCAGTGTGACGCACTGGAATTGCTTAAAATGCAGTGGGATATGATACTGGCATTCCCGCCCTGTACAGACCTGGCCGTCAGTGGAGCAAAATGGTTTGCAGAAAAACGGGCGGATGGCAGGCAGCAGAAATCAATAGAGTTTTTTATGAGATTTGCAAACGCAAGCTGCCCACGAATCGCCATCGAAAACCCGGTTGGAATCATGTCTACGGTTTGGCGAAAACCGGACCAGATTATTCAGCCATGGATGTTTGGGCACGGAGAAACAAAAGCAACCTGTCTGTGGCTGAAGGGCTTGCCTTTGCTTACCCCTTCCAACATCATAACAGGAAGAGAGCAGCGGGTGTGGCGTATGCCTCCGGGGCCTGACAGGGCGAGGCTGCGCAGCAAAACCTATACCGGAGTGGCACAGGCAATGGCCGAACAATGGGGAGGTATCTGCAATGGATGACATCAAATTAGCTTTGCTCGGCAACAAAGAGGTAGCCCAGCGGCTGACGGATGCGGGGGTGCTGCTGCCGTGTATGTGCGGTAAAACACCAAAGGAACACGGCCCAGAGGACTGGAAGCCGACCTTCTATGACCCTGATAGTGGCGGTGATCCGGTGATTATTGAGTGCGAGTGCGGGATTGTCTTTTCCGTTGGAAGCTATGACTATTACAAAACCCGCCTCGCCTGGAACACCCGCGCGCCGATTCTGAGCGCGGAGGAGTTGGAGAAAATCTATGGAAAAGAAAATCCTTGATGTGACTTGTGGTGCAAGGTCTATCTGGTTTAACAAACATCATCCGGCGGCAGTTTATTGTGACAAGCGACGGGAGCAGTATCATAACTTATGGAAAAACGCCGGAAACTGTACGCTGGACATCAATCCTGATGTGGTATGTGATTTTACAAGCCTGCCGTTCACAGATAACTCATTCCAGATGGTGGTATTTGACCCGCCACATTTGACTGGCGCGAAGGAAACAGCATGGTTGGTCAAGAAATATGGCAAACTGGACGATAATTGGCCGCAGATGATCCACGATGGATTCCGGGAGTGTATGCGGGTACTGAAGCCAGATGGCGTGCTCATTTTCAAATGGTCAGAGTACGACATCCCAGCAGCGGATGTCTGGAAAGCCATCGGGCAGAAGCCCTTGTTCGGACACCACAGTGGGAAGCAGAGCCGTACTTTTTGGGCCTGCTTTATGAAGTTAGATGAGATGGAGCTGCTGGAGGGGATGGGATGACGCGGGGAGAAGCGATTGACATTTTGGCGGAAAGCAAGCGACAGAATGAGGTTATGAGAGATAACCCAAGCACGTTTTTGGTGTCACACCAAATGGCTGATGGAGTTAAAAATGCAGAAAGACGAATTGCAGCTCTTAACCTCGCCCTTTCCGCCCTCCGCCCCGTCAGCCGGGAGCAGGTGGAGCGGGTGTGGCCGGGGTGCAAGATGTGTAAGACACCCTCGATCGCGCCACCAGTAGGGATTTATTGCCCTTGGTGTGGGGCTCCACGCACCGCAGAGGCAAAGACGAATCTTAGGAAAAGACTGGAGGCGCTGAACGATGGCAAGGGCGATTGATGGCGGTACCCTGCGAGACAACCTAACCGACATATACGGAGACGGCAACAGGCTTGTCTATCTAAATGACGTGCTCGACCTGATAGATGAGCAGCCCACCCTCACCCCGCCGAACGAGGCGCTGACGCTGGAACAGTTGCGGGAGATGGATGGGCAGCCAGTATGGGATTCTTCGCTCAGATGCTGGGGGATTGTCAAATCAGAAAAGGATGGTGATGTTTTTTTGCAAACAAAATCGGGCGAGTTTGGACTTGATCCGCTTGGGCGCGTTAAGATTTACCGCCGCCCGCCGGAGGGAGAGGCATGAGTGGCAGTGGAAAAGGCGGGATGCAGACCGCCGGGTTAAATTACAGCATATACTGCCCAAAATGCGGCAAACCCGCAGCTCGGATAGAGCATGGGGAACGGGAAGATAAGTATCTGCATTTTACGAGAAAGGGAAGCGTGTGGCACATAGTACGCCGCCCGCCGGAGGTATCGCCATGAGACACCAGTACACCCGCCAGGAGCTGGAATCCATCACCCAGGAGACCGCAATCTACATTGAGGGAGCAGGGATAGCCCAGCTCCAATGGGGCGGCCTGGAGATTGCAGAGGGGGTAAAGGACGGGTACCTATACTGCAAGCACATCAAGCCGTTTGCGATGGATCTGTACGACAAATACTGGACGGCCTTTGATGGGCCGCCGGAGAGGGAGGAAACTGCATGAGCCTAGAATACCCCTGTGTCTACTATAAGCCTGGTGGTCTGTGTGAAAAGTACAGCACAGACGGCATAACATCGTATTGTGTGCAAGGCCCTTGCCCGGATCAGAGCCTATCCAACTCTGACCGCATCCGGGCCATGGACGACGAGGAGCTTCTGGATTTTATGAAGAAATCTGTGGCAAACGCCTATATGTGCAAAATTATGAGGATAGAACCCATGTTTTTGACATTGGAGTGGCTCCAGCAGCCAGCGGAGGAGGGAAAGTGATGGACATTGAGAAGTTGATTGAGCAGCTAAACGGATATTTTGAAGGGAAGGACCTGAAAAGAGGTGTTGCGCTTGACACCGCCACCGCCCTCTCCACGCTCCGGGCCGAAAACGCCAGCCTGCGGAAAGAGCGGGATGCGGCTGTGGAAGATGTCTTGGATGCCGCCATTACGCCTTGTTCGTACTGTAAACATGGCCCGATTAACGGCGGAATTTGCGATATGGACAACGATAACCACGAAATGTTTTCGTGTTGGGAGTGGCGCGGCCCGGAGGAGGGGTGAGCATGGAGAGACTGACATACTGGTGTGACAATGGGCATGGTGGTGGAAAATGGTTTGTAGCTATCGACGCCGAAGGAGAAGAAGATTACGGTCCGCACGTTGACCGCCTCGCAGCCTATGAGGAGACTGGCTTGGAGCCAGGGGAAATTGAACAACTTAAGGGTGAGGTTTTCGGGCTAAGGTTGGACAAGCAAGAGTTAAGTGCTCTCGGCCCCATTGACCGCCTCCGCGAACTGGTCAAGGCAGACAAAGATGGCCGGTGCGTGGTGCTGCCATTCAAGCCTCCGAGATGGGTGTATATGTGCAGTGCGCGCTTCCCCAAACCGGCAAAAGCCCATTATGCAAGCGCCATCAATGTTTTACATGATATGGACAACGGGTGTGTATTTGGGGATACCCCAAAGGAAGCCGAGGCCGCACTACGGAGGGAGCAGGATGGCTGATATTCTTACAATTATAGCCGCTGTGGAGTGGATGGCGCTTGGCCTGCTTGTCCTTTGGAAACTCAAAAAGTGGAACAAAGTATTTCAAAATCTGTACGATGATCTGAAAGAGGACATGGAGAGGTGGAAGGAATGAAGGAGTACATCGAGAGGGCGGCTGTTGAGAAATTTATCGAGGATGGTCTAAACAATCCAGATAAAAATAAAGCCTTCGGCCACGACGCCATTGAAATTATGACGGAAGTCCACTATATGCCCGCCGCCGACGTTGCGGAGGTGAGGCACGGAAGATGGATTTTTGAACCAGGAAAAATCCCGTATTGTTCGGAGTGCAAAGAGTACAGCGACGATGGAGACAAGGGTGCTACTTTCTGCCCGTGGTGCGGCGCTCGCATGAACAAGGAGGCCGATCATGACTAAGACCTGCGCCACCTGCGCCTGGTACGAGGAGTTCCAGGGCGTGTGCTGTAACGGGGATTCCCCACACCGCGCCGACTTCATAGAACCGGATCAGCGGTGCAGGGAGTGGGAGAGGAAGGAGATAGACCATGATAAACACCAATCCGACCCATTGTAATATCTGCGGAGGGCCTGTCACTTATGGCTCTAATGCCCGTGTCTATGGCCGGGAGTATGGGAGCGGCTATTGTTATCTCTGTGAGCGGTGTGGGGCCTATGTGGGGACGCATAAGCCCCGCCCACGGGAAGCCCTGGGTCTGTTGGCTGACGAGCCGATGCGGACAGGGAAAAAGATGTGCCATGCTATCTTTGATAACTTTTGGAAAGGAAAGCCGAAAGCGGGAAAGAAGCGGCATGATCTGTATGGATGGCTGGCACGTGAAATGGAGATACCAGTTGAGGACTGCCATTTCGGCTACTTCGACATCGGCCAGCTTAGGCGGGCGTACATCATCTTGAGAGGCGTACAGCACAAGCAGATGAAGTATGACAATTGTGGGAAGATCTATTTTGAGGAGGCAGGCCATGAGCAGTGAACTTTGGCTTGGCTATGTGGTGGAGGATGATATGCCGGAGACGGCAAAACATAAGGAGGAGGCCAACATGGACAAGCCGAGAATTTGCGAGGTGCTTGTAAAGGTTGAGGTGAAAATAAATGGGTAGGTTTATAGACTTGAGAGGGCGTAGGTTTGGCCGCCTCACGGCAATGTATAGAGGCGAAAATACCAAGTATAACGATACGACGTGGGTGTGCATATGTGATTGTGGGAATCAAAAGACAATTCGATATTCTGATCTAATTTCTGGTAAAACCATTTCGTGTGGTTGCTATAAGGCGGAAGATACCAGACAAAGAATGACAACGCATGGGGAATCGCACACGAGGTTACATGATATATGGCGTGGGATGATTAAGCGTTGTGAAGCCCCCTATGCCAGTCGTTATGATTTATATGGGGGACGTGGAATTGGTGTTTGCGCAGAATGGCATACATATGAGAATTTCGCCGAATGGGCAAAGCAAAGCGGATACCGTGATGATTTGAGCATTGACAGGATTGACCCGAACGGCAATTACTGCCCCGAAAATTGCAGATGGGCAACAGCAAAAGAGCAATCGAACAATACAAGCAGAAATCACTATGTTGAGTATGACGGAAAGCGATATACAATTTCAGAACTTGCTGAAATAAAGAAAATCAACGCTGGAACGCTTAGAAGTAGAATTGATAAGTTACATTGGCCGATTGATAAGGCGGTTGAGAGGAGGACAACAAGTGGATAAACCAAGAATTGCGCAGGTGCTGGGGGTTGAGGTGGATGAAGAGTGGACTGTTTCTGGAAATGACATAGCGATTTACAGAGTAAGCGGTGGTGTCGCTTTAGAGTATGCTATGCCCAAATATAACGGAGATGGGTATAGGGAATGGATTCCTGCCGGTATGCTTTGCCTTGTTGATTTCATCAACCACCCCGACCGCATCATCCGCAAGCCCCGATGGACGGAGCAGGATGTTGAGGACGCTAAGACCGTCAGACGTGTGTTTGGGCGGGATGGGGTTATCAGGCGGACACCCAACCTCGGGGAGCGATCTGCCCTGGTGTTTGACCACCTGTATATCAACGAGGACTTGTTCCCCAGCATTAAGCCCGGCCAGTCCGTCACCCTTGACCAGATCATCGGAGGTGCGGAATGAGTAAGCACTGGATAGATAATGGGGATTCATGGATTTGTCCAATTTGCGCACATGACGAAGAAAACCCCAATAAATTTCCTAATTCTGAATGTCCAGTTTGTGGATTTCAGGACCCAAAAGATGCAAACAAGGACCAGCAGGCCAAAGCTGACGCAGGAAAGCCTCGCCCTACGCTTACTCCCGTCAGCCTGATTGATGCTGTGACAGCGGTCCGCATGTACGGATACGAAAAGTACCATGATCCTGAGAATTGGAGGCAAGTGGAGCCGCAACGCTACAGGGACGCACTCTACCGGCACTGGCTGGCCTATCTCAAGGGGGAGAAGTGCGATCAGGAAAGCGGCCTGCCTCACTTGTGGCATTTGGCTTGTAATGCCGCGTTTCTGATTGAGATGGAGGGCTCCATCCACGACGGGGAGGGCGGACAGCATGAGGAGGGATAGCCCTTGAACGAGTTCAAGGATAGGCTGAGAAAACTGAGAGAAAAAGAACGGCCCGTTATCAGCATGAGAGTAAAGTCTGAACTTATAGGACTTGGAAGTGATTCATTGCGCAGATATGAGCGGGGCGAAAGGGAGCCTAAGCTGACTGAACTGAAAAAGATAGCAAACCACTATCATGTTAGCCTGGATTATCTCTGCTGGGATGAAGGAGAGCAAGAACCAAAACTTTAAGCATATCGCAATAATATTTTATAAGCGCCTCCGTTTGGAGGCGTCATACACAAAATACATGCGACAATGGGAGCATGGGGGCATACCCTGTGCTCCCTATCTCTTTCTCCTTCCTACACCCGGCAGTCGGCCTCCTGCTGCCGGGAATATATGCCTCTCCTCGCCGCATGAGGCGGGCGGTGGCACCAAAAGGACGGTTCGAATCCGTATCAATGGCAGAGGGCTGGAGCGAAGGGAGCGCGGTTCGATTCCGCGTGAATGTGATGCAGGCAATAACTTGTATCTATCTCTGGTGAGACAAAGGCCCCGGCGGCCAGCCGGTTAAAGTGTTGGAGGAATCCAGCGCAGGGGCGAACAGGCCCGCGGAAAGCCTGACCAAACCCGCAGCATACCCCGAAAGGGGTATATATGCCGTGCCGCAGTCGCATGAGACGGGGGCGGGATCAAAAGTTTTTATATGAGGTGGTGAGCATGGCTGCACGGCTGACGGATAAGCAGAAGAAGAAAATCATTGCTGACTATGTGCAGCTGGGCAGTTATAACGCTGTTTCGAAGATCAACGGTGTATCCGCTACCACGGTCAAGAACATTGTTTTGAAAAGTGCGGATTTTGTGGAAAAGTGTGAACAGAAAAAAGACGAGAACACCGCCGATATTCTGGCCTACATGGAGAGCCGACGAAAGCAAGTTTGCGACATTATAGAGATTGGGCTTGCTGTGCTCCCAGAAAAAATCCAGACGGCAAAAACAGCTTCTGAAGTTACGACAGCTTTAGGCACACTAATTGATAAATTCACGGCGAATACAGAGCCAAAGCAGGATATCCACCCACTTTTGCGTGACATGTACGAATCGAGGAAACAATGAGCCTTTCCACAAAGCAAATAGATTTTCTGAATCGCCCATTTGACCGCACTCTGGATGTGGCGGAGGGAACGCCAAGAAGCGGCAAGACCACGGCCTGCATCCTGCGGTTCTATGACTTCTTGAACACCTCCAAGGACAGCAATTTCCTGGTGGTCGGTGCTTCACAGCAGCAGGCATTTCGGTTGGTCATGGATGGTGATGGAAATGGCCTGATCCACTTGTTTGGAAGGCAAGCGAACTTGAAGCATGATGACCATGGGGACCACCTGGAGGCTCTGACCTGTTCCGGCGTAAAGAAGATTTATTACAAGGGCGGAGCCAAGGCGGACAGCGACAAGGCTATACGTGGACTCTCCCTGGGTGGAGTGTACTTCTGCGAAATCGATATTCTCCACATGAACATGATACAGGAGTGTTTCCGAAGGACATATGCCGCGCATATCCGATGGCACCTGGCTGACCTGAACCCACCCGCGCCCATGCATCCAGTTATTACAGACGTGTTCGATGTGCAGGACACTCGCTGGACGCATTGGACGGTGGATGACAACCCGATTATCACACCGGAGCGAAAGGAAGAGTTACGCCGGACGCTGGAGAGAAATCCATATCTCTATCAGCGGGACTGGCTGGGAGAACGGTGTATCCCCCAGGGTGTGATTTACTCTATGTTCGACCCAAAGAAGCACATCTTGCCCCGGCTGCCGGATGATGCCCACCCTATTGAGATGTACTTTTCCGGAGACGGTGGTCTGACGGACGCCACAAGTGTGTCATGCAACTTGGTTTGCCGAACAAAGAAGGGACTGGCTCTGTATCGTGTAGCGGGATGGTATTATGACGGCGGCAACAAGGCCATGAGCGTGCAGGCAAGAGAGCTCGCCGGTAAGTTCGCTCCATATTGCCGTGATCGCTGGAATATGCGAGAGGACGCATGGTATATCGACCCAGCATGTAAGGCGCTGCGCAAGGAGTTGGAACTATACGGGATCGACGCACTCAATGCAGACAACAATGGTCACGATGTTAGAGGCGGTCGAAAGGGAATCCAGGTAGGAATTGAGTACGCCCAAAACATGATCCAGGATGGACGATTTTTCTTAGTGGAAAATGAAGAATATGGACATTTGGATTTTCTGAAGGAAATCGGGATGTACTGTGTAGATGAACATGGGAATCCGGTAGACGCCTACAATCACGCAATGGACGAGCTTCGGTACTCCATAAACCACTTTGTTAAGCAGTATATGTACTAAGGAGGTGTGACCTACGGGATTTGTAAAAAACATTCTTCTCTACCTAGCTCAGAAGGTAGGGTTAGAGTTGCAGGACAAGCCCATATATCGGGATGATTACAGCGATATGGGGAATATCTCCGTGACGGCAGTTATTGCAAACAAGGTGGCAACATTAGCCATGCAGGACAGCACCATCACCATTGAGGGAGAGAGCGCACGAGCGAAATTTCTGCAAGGTTTTCTAGACTACTACCTGGGCGACCGAATGGATGTAGCGGCAGAGGTGGCCCTGGGAACTGGAGACTGCATCGTGAAGCCATATACCGATGGAAAGCGCTTGGGCGTAGATATCGTGAAAAATGGGGACTTTGCTGTATGCGAGTCCATTGGAAACGATATTCTTTCCTGTATTTTGAAGGTCGGAGAGATCAAAAACGAGTCCGGCCTATATCAGCGGTACGAGATTCAGATGGTCAAAGAGGCGCAGACTGAGAGCGGACAGGAGACCAGCGCGCTCATCATTCGGAATGTAGCCTTTAAGGGTTCGAGCGAGATCAGACTAGAGCAAGTACCAGCTTGGAGGGACATTCCAGAGGAACAGATCATTCCCAACGTGGACCGCCCACTGTTTGGCCGGTATAAGTCGCCCGCAGTCAACCGAGCAGACGTGAACGGCGTAAATGGTGTGAAGATCACAGCTGGTGTGGATGGTCCTATGGCAAAAGCCGTGGAGGCGTATGAGCGATTTAACCGGGAGTACAGCGCCAAGGAGACAATGATCTTTGCGGACAAGACCCTGTTGACAAAGGACGAAAACGGAAATGTTGTGTTTCCGCAGGAAAAGCGGCGTTTTCTCCAAATGATGCGGGGAGTTGGAGACAATACAAATCCTGGGAAGCTGATTCAGGAATTTTCTCCCGAGATACGTGGAACCGACTTGGAGGTTGGGATCACAGTCAATAACAAAATGGTCGAGCTTCTGTGCGGCCTCTCTCCCGGAATCTTGACTCCGCCTACTACGTCCTATGCTACAGCCACGGAAATGAGGGCGGCTCTCAATTCCACCTTCGCAGTCATCACTAAGTTTCGCCGGGCGCTGGAACGGGGGACGGATGACCTGCTCCGGGCGGTAGATGTGATCGCGAACTATAATAATTTGGCTCCAATCGGGGATTGGGATACACAATACGATTGGTCCGCTTCTTATATCGAGCAGCTGAACGAGCACTTCAATCAGCTGACGGTGGCCGAGGGAATTGGTGCCGTGGATAAGGCGGAGGTCCGAGCTTGGATGATGGATGAGGACTACGAGACCGCAAAGGCCAGAGTAGAGGAGATCGCAGAGGAGACTGGACGCCAGTACATGGAGGAGGCGGCTGTTCAGCCGGTGATAAATGAGCCGACTGCTGAATGAATCTTGGCTGGAGGGCCTGCCGGACAACATTGTTTCAAACCTTGAAGCATTAAACAACTATGTGGTCCAGAGAATTTGTGAGCGAATCAAAAAGATTGGAGACATAGGGGCAGCAGATGCCAATCGGCTGAAAACCGCCATTGAGTATGCGGGGGCGGACCTCAAGGCAATTGAGAAAGAGGTGGCTCGCATTATGGGCATGAATCAGCAGGAAGTGGAAAGGCTGTTCGAGGAGGTGGCGGAAGAAAATGTGGAGTTTTCCAATACATACTACAGGGCCAAAAATATGGACACGCTCCAGAGCTACACATCCCGGTCGGCGCTGTCCTCCTTTGTAGAGGCCGCAATGCGTCAGGCCATGGACGGGACTTCCAATATCTCAAACACTTATATGGTCGGATTTAAGCGTGGGAAACAGACTGTCCCATTGCGAGAATACTATATATCCACCATTGACCGGGCAATCACTTATGTACAGACCGGAGTAGTTGATTATCAGAGCGCCATGCGCTCAACAGTCAAGGAGATGTCCAGAAGCGGACTGCGCCGGGTGACCTGGGAAAGCGGATACTCCCGCCGCCTGGATTCCTCCGCCCGCATGAATATCCTGGAGGGTGTTCGGCGTCTCAACAGTCAAATGATGGAGGAGACCGGACGAGAGTTTGGAGCCGATGGTGTGGAAATTTCCGCCCACGGCCTCTGCGCCCCCGACCACCGCCACATCCAGGGACGGCAGTTCTCCAACGAAGAGTGGGAGAGCATCAACCGCAGCCTCGACCGCCCTTTGGGGACGCTGAATTGCCAGCACTTCGCAACACCTATCGTTTTGGGGGTGTCCAAGCCAGTCTATAGCCGCAAAGAGCTGACGGATATCAATAGACGCTCCTCTGAGCGGATCGAGTACAAGGGCCAGAAGATGAGCCGATACGAGGCCAGCCAGAGACAAAGGCAGATGGAGACTGCTATCCGCTATGCAAAGGACGAAAGGGACGCCATGATAGCCGCAGGGGACAAGCTGGGGGCTACACAGGCCCGAAAGAAATCAGCGGAATTGAGCGCAGAGTACAAGCGTTTTTGCGAACAGGCGGGGCTTACGCCAAGACCGGAAAGGACAAGGTCCATGACGGGACCAACGGTGCAGAGAGTTTGATGGTTAATATGAGAAAAACCATCAACTACCGATAAATACTCGGCGACTGATGGCTCATTCTCAATTAGATTTCTGCACACTTAGCGATATCTGCGCGGATAAGGCTCTTGATATATCCGGCTTTGCTGGGAACACTGTTCAACCTCTGAATAATGTCTTGTTCCGTGGTTTCCACCAACCGGACCGTCAATATCTTTGTGTGCGCCTTGTGATAACGGTCCTGCGGAGTTTCTTTCCGTTCTTTAATGGGTATCGGCCCCTTTCAAAAGGTTGGGGCCGGTTCCCCGGCCCCGTGGTGATTACTGCTGGGAACCTGTGATATAGGCATCAATCAGCTTCTCCAGCTCGGCGGCGGTGTAGGTCTTATCCGGGTCTTGCTTCAAAATTCGGAGTAAGTCATACGCCATAGCCTTTTGAACATCCTTGCGCTCGTTTTCAGTAGGCATTTAATTTTCCCCCTTTCTGATTATAGTATAGCATAGGTATATACCTATGTCAAGGGAAATTTCAGATTATTTTGATAAAACCCGCACCCGCGGATTTTATACAACTTCCCTCTTAGCGTGGAGGTTTAACTACGCTCGTTCCCCATATCGGTGTGGGCGCACCGGATTTATAAATCAAAGTCCTTTAGGGAACGGAAAGGAACAACATGGATTTTACCAGCATTTTCAACGGAGAGGCTTTGACCCTGGCACAGTTCAACGAAAAGACAAAGGGAATGAAACTTGCAGATTTGTCCACAGGTGAATATGTGGCAAAGGGAAAGGACAAGGAACAAAAGGAGGAAATCGAGTTCTTAAAGCGACAATTGGCCGAAAAGGACGAGACAATCTCCAACCTGGAAAAGGCTAAAGGTGACTCCGCTGCTGTCCAGGCCGAGCTTGAGAAGTACAAGCAGGCCGAAGCCGAGCGGGCCAAGCAGGAGAAAGAAGCGCAGATGGACGCGATCCTCACACAGACCGCAGAGAGCGCCCTGGAGGGCCGGGAGTTTGTCAACGAGTACACCCGCGCTCACTTCCTGGGAGAGCTGAAGAAAGCGATCCAAGACCCTGCCAACAAGGGTAAAAAGCCCGCCGACCTGTTTGCCGACATGACCAAAGACGTGGATGGCATTTTCCGAAACCCACAGCATGAACCGCTGAAAATTGCCGGAGTGACTAAGAGCGACACAAGCGGCAACATGACCAAGGACCAAATCATGAGCATTAAAGATGCCTCAGAGCGTCAGGCCGCTATCGCCGAACACCTAGATCTATTTAGAAAGGATTGATAAACACCATGGCAGCAAAAGATAATTTGACCAAAACCGCTGACATCCAGTCCACCGCGCGCGTCATTGATTTCGTGACCCGTTTCGCCCGGAACTGGGAGCACCTGCGGGAGATCCTGGGCATCATGCGCCCTATCCGCAAAGAGCCGGGCGCGATCCTGAAGAGCAAGACTGCCTCTGTTACCCTTCAGAGCGGGAACGTTGGAGAGGGCGAGGAGATCCCCTACTCCAAGGCTACGGTCATTGAGACCCCCTATGAGGAAATGACTGTGGAGAAGTATGCCAAGGCTGTGTCTATTGAGGCCATCAAGACCTATGGATATGACGTGGCCGTTGGCATGACTGATGATGCGTTTCTGTATGAGCTTCAGGACAACGTGACCAGACGCTTCTACGCCTACTTGAACACCGGCAAACTTGCCAGCTCTGAGACCACTTGGCAGAGAGCTCTTGCTATGGCTAAAGGTCTTGTGATCAACAAGTTTAAGCAGATCCACCGGACCGTCACCAATGTAGTGGGATTTGCTAATGTGCTGGACCTCTACGACTATCTGGGCGACGCCAATATCACCGTCCAGACAGCTTTCGGCTTCCAGTATGTGCAGAACTTCATGGGCTTCTCCACCGTGTTCCTGCTGTCTGACGAGGAGATCCCCCGTGGCCGAGTGATTGCAACCCCTGTGGAGAACATCGTTCTCTACTATGTGGACCCGTCTACCAGTGACTTTGCAAGGGCTGGTCTGGTCTATACCACGGACGGAGAAACGAACCTGATTGGTTTCCATGTGGAGGGGAATTACCACACCGCCGTGTCTGAAAGCTTTGCCATCATGGGCATGACCCTGTTTGCGGAGTATTTGGATGGTATTGCGGTCATCGATGTGGACACCACGCCCACCCTTGGGACGCTGACGGTTCAGAGTGCGGCGGGAACCGATTCCGGCGACACCAAACTGACTGTTACCCCGGCGAAGGAGACGGCGACCAATGTCTATAAATACAAAACCGATCCCTCTACGGCTCCGGTAGTTACTTACGGTCAGAGCGTACGCAACTGGACTACCTGGGATGGTGTGTCTGACATCACCGCCACCACTGGACACAAGATCACCGTGGTCGAGGCGGACAGCACCTATAAGGCGCAGAACTCCGGGAACACCACTGTGGCCTCTAAGACCTAATGTGAAGGGGGAAGGCATGATGTGTGGCTATATCACCTATGACCAATATAAGGCGCTTGGGGGGGAAGCTAATGCATCCGCCTTCCCCCGCCTTGAAATTTTGGCAAGGAAAAAGCTGGATTACTGGACGCAAGGAAGGATCAAAGAATCAGATGATGATATCCGTCTTTGTATGTTGCTTATCATTGACGCCATGAAGAAGGTTGAGAGTGGATATGTCAATGTAGCAAGTACCAACAACGATGGTCTGACTGTCAGCTATGCTTCTGCTCGTACAGAGGAGCAAATGATGGGCTCTGTATATGACCAGATCGTGGAGATACTTCCCGTTGAGCTGGTCAGTTTGGAGGTTTGGACATGACCCCCCTGTTTCGTGAGACTGTGACTATTCTGAATCGCCGGGTGGCGGAGGATGGAGACGGCCTGGATGTCTGGAAGAAAACCGTACTGACCGGCTGTGTGTTTGTCCGTACCACCGTTAGGAGTGTTTCAGGTGCCGATGTATCTATAGGGCAGACGGTGACCGTCCGAATTCCGGAATCGCCGGATTATCATCCCTACCAGGAGTGGAAAGGAAACATGAAGGGATTCACGGCCTCTGTCGGCGACATCGTGGCACATGGGAAGGTGACGGAGGACGTAAACCCGGACAATATACGGGAATTGATTGGGAGATACGAGTTTATGACCGTCCGCTCTGTCCGGGACAACACAGGGCTGCCATTGGGACACATCCATCTGGAGGGCGTATGAAGATCAGTGTTGAGGTTTTTAATCCGAAGAAAACCTTCAAGCGCATTTTTTCGGATGATGTCAGGAAATATGCCAATACACGACTGCATGCCTATTGCTCACAATATGTTCCAGGTGGAAGTGGAGGGCAACTTAATGTAAACATAGATGTCACAAAAGATTTCGTACATTACAAATCTCCCTATGCTCACTATCAATGGGAGGGGGAACTGTACCTGGCCGAAAACGGAAGCAGCTACGCAAAGAAAAACGAATCAAAATATCCATCTGGCAAGCCGTTAGAATACCATACACCAGGGACGACCTCCCACTGGGAACGGGCTGCCATGAAAGCCAAAGGCGGCCAACTGGCGGAGGATATCGAACAGTACATCAAGAGGAAGTGACTTTATGGCGAACAAAAACAAGGAGATCTTAGAATTTCTGGAACAATGCCCCGCCGTGAAGTCTTTTCTCTACTTTAACAGTTCAACGGACAAAGCTGGGCGCGTCAGTGTCGAAACCGTGTACAGTGATGTATGGGAAAAGAGATTTGTGCGTAACTCTGGGATCAAGGTCTATGAGTTTGCTGTTGTGCAAATGCTGCTGCAGGATCAGGGTACAAGCGACACGAACGCAGAGCAGGCACAGTCTGTCCAAGACTTTATGGACTGGATCGATGAGCAGAACAGAGTCAGAAATTTCCCCAAATTTCAAGGATGTCAAGTTTTAAGTATTGAAAATCTACAAAACATGCCGAATCTGGCGGGCGTAAACGAGGCGGGAACGGTTGCCAAGTATATGTTCCAGGTCAGAGTTAGGTATTACACAAAAGGAGTGAAAGAATCATGAAAGTATCTGAGCTGATGGCTGGATATACTCCCGATGATGAATTTGAAGGGTTTGCCACAAATGACGACTGGGTCCTTGCGGTTGGCATTGGAGAGACCACAAGTGAAAAAGACTACACCGTGGTACAGCAGGGTATTGCGGGACTTGACCCGCAGATGAACCCCGTGACTCAGGACAAGCAGTACATTCGAACCGGTCTCTCTACTTCCAAAACCGGGACCCAGCGCACCTTCGCGATCACCGGAGATCGATATATCGGAGATGCGTTCCAAGATTACTGCTTCGGTATCAATATTGCCCACGGAGTCGGACAGAAGGTAGTCGTTCCCTATATTTATTTCTCCATTCTGACAGGCAAGGGAGAAAAGGGTACGGTTTCTATTATCGTCAATTCCGACGGAGGTGGAAATGCTGGCGAAAATTCTTCTATTTCCATCGACCTGCGGAGCGTTGGGACCGCACCTACTGAGTACACCTATTCTGCCGTATAAGGAGAGAGCGAAATGAACTATAAAGTTTCTATTCTCGGAAAGAATTACGATCTTCCGGCGCGAACGTTGGCCGTAGATGAAAAAATCGAAGCTGTGGCAAAAATCGACCAGGAATACCGCAATGGGGAGATCACCCGGCGGGAAGCCGTTCAGAGGCTGCATATGTTCGTTGATGACCTGGCCCCTGGCTCTCTCCCTGATGTGGAAGATGTGGACACCAACGATCTGATGAGGGCTTGTGAGGATATCATCACAGCATATGACGCTCCGGCGCGAAAGGCCAGGATTGAAGCAAAGATGGCCGAAGCGCGGGAGGCTCTGAATCGGCCCGAGTTACAGAAGCTTCTCGCTTTGTACAATTTGAAGAAATGAGCCTGTATAGGGAGCCGCCGGAAAGCGTTACAGTCCAAGGAAAAGAATATCCAGTAGATACGGATTTTCGCCGTTGGATCGAGTTCCAGGGGATGCTCGTGGCTAAAGAGGATGACACAACGAAAGCGGAACGGCTCTGTGGATTTATGAAATCCCTGGGCCTTCCGCCCTCTCAAGAGTCCCTGGAGGCCATGATGGAATTTTATTCAGCAGCCTCACAGGAAAAGCCAGGAGCAGGCAAAGCACGGCCCCAGGCATTTGATTTTGAACAGGACAGCGAGTTTGTTTTCTCCGCTTTCTGGGAGTGCTATGGGATCGACCTTAGTACAGTCAAATTGCATTGGTGGAGATTTAAGGCGTTGTTCAAGTCCTTGCCACAGGACTGTGAGATATGCCGCATCATGGGATATCGGACAGCTGACATGAAAGATGTCCCAAAGCATCAAAAACAATTTTATCGGGAGATGAAAGCGCGGTATGCCTTAAATGGCGGGAATCCCGCATACAGAACCGAACAGGACATGAAGGACTATGTTAAAAGACGATACGAAGAGGCAAGAAAGCGGATATGGGCGAGGTGAGATAATTGCCAAATGATGGTACTGTAAAGCTAGGAGTAGAGTTTGACAGTGATGATGTAAAAAAAGAGTTTGAAGGTCTGAAGAGTGAGGCTAGAGAAGTTGAAAGATCATTAAAAGAAGTAAACAAAGCCCTCAAACTAGACCCTGGCAATACGGAACTAATTACAGAAAAGCAGAAATTACTTAGCTCGGCTATTGAAAACTCCAAAAAGCAAATATCTCTTCTTGCCAGTGAAATGCAGAAAACCGGTTCTTCTGAAATCGTTGAAAAGGATGCCGATGCATATCAAAGCCTAACTCGCACGCTATCTAGGACAGTAAGCCAGTTAAAGGGATATGAGAATCAACTTAATGATTTAGCAGCGCAATCAGAAGCGGCAAGGGCGTCTATTCAAAATTCTTCTGGAGCTGCGGTAGAGCTATCCAATGAATTTCAGCAGGCAGAAAGAAACGCTGATGATCTTGAAGAAACGCTGGGAAGGATATCTGATGCCGCAAGATCCGCCCTCGGTGGATTCCGGCAAGCAGAAAACGGGGCTGAGAGCCTTGAAGATGATCTTCAAGATGTTGCGGATGCGGCGGATAAAGCAGAAAAAGAACTGAATGACGTTGGAAATTCTACAGGTAGCGCAGGAGACGGTTTTACGGTCGCAAAAGGGGCTGCTGCTACTTTTGCTGGAACTCTTCTGACCAAAGTTGTGGATGCGGCACTTCAAGTCGCAGAAGCAATTTGGAACATGGATGAAGCCACCGAAGAGTATCGCGAGGCAATGGGACGCCTCAATACCGCATTTGAAACAGCCGGATTTAACGCGGAGATAGCGGATGAAGCCTACAGGGGATTTTATGAAATCCTTGGGGATATAGGACAGGCAACAGAGGCTTCTCAGCTCTTGGCGCAACTGGCAACTAATGAGGAAGACGTTGCAAAATGGGTGGAAATTGCAGCTGGCGTATATGGTAAATTTGGAGAATCTCTACCTATTGAGTCCTTAATTGAGGCCGCAAATGAGACCGCAAAAACTGGAGAAGTAACAGGCGCACTCGCTGACGCTTTGAATTGGGTCGGTATAAGTGAAGATGAGGTATCAGAACAGCTTGCTAATATCAGTACTGAAACAGATAGGGCTAGATACCTCATGGATCTACTTTCTAGAACCTATAGTGATGCAGCAGAAAGTTTTTACGAAAACAATGAAGCTATTATTGCTTCAAGAGATGCCCAAGCGGACCTTGACGAGTCTCTTGGTGTTTTGGGCCAATCTGTTGCAGACTTAAAAGTAGCTCTAATAGATACTTTTGGCCCAGCATTAGGAGATCTCGCAAAAGGAGCTGCTGGATTCATCGATGGTATAGCGGGCGCTGTTAATACACTAGGAGATTGGTTTGATTGGCTTGGAGGAAAAGTCAAAGATTTCTTTTCCTTGTTTGGAGGAAAAACAGGATTTAGCGGATCAAGAGGCTCTGGTTTTGGTGGTGGCTCTTCCCGAATAAATAATGCCCCCCAAGCAGCCACCATGAGTGTTTCTGATGTAGGGGATTTTTCCGATGGTATTAGCACAACTGCCTCCAAACAGGCCGCAATACCGGAGATAGCCAGCTTCCTCCGCACCAAATCGAAAGATGCAGTGATTTCAGACATTGCAAATTGGATTCCAAGCGCGGTTCGGCGGGTAGAATCGATGAACTCTATGATGGTCCCCGCCTCCGTCTCAGCATCGGTTCCCCGGTCCCAGAGCGAACAGACCGAAAGCGGCTCGAGCCGGGCTGGCGGCGGGGAGCAGAGAGTAAAGTTGGATATCGGGTTTTATCCCAGAGAGGCGGCGAAGTTCCTGAGACCGTATATGAGGGGCGAAGATAAGCGTACAGGAGAAGATCTGGTGGAGTGAGACAATAATGAGCTATATCTTTACATTGGATGGGACTGGGTACAACGTTGGAGTAGAATCCATTTCCAGAAAAGCGAGAATTGCAGACGGCCAAAATTCAGATGATGCACTCTCTGGATACCATTGGCGCGATTTACAAGGGACATTTTACGACTATAAAATCGTCATTTCTGCGGATGGAATGAGTAGGGAGGAATATGATTCTTTCTACGAAGTTCTTACTGCCCCCGTTGACAGCCATGTGGTAGTGGTCCCATACGGACAAGCCACATTATCGTATGAGGCATATATCGAAATAGTAGAAGATGAAGTGGAGTATATGGATGATGGAACATGCTGGGGAGGGCTGACCGTCACATTTTACGCCAGAGAGCCAAAGAGGGTGCCGACATGAATCAGATTCTCTACAACGGAAAGCTATATTCGTCAAAGGACATCTTTTCCGGTAATGTTGGGATCTCCATGTCTCTAAGATCCTCGTCTTTGGAAGCTAATACCCTTTCCGCAGAGGTAAAGGATTCTGGAAATACATTTTCTAATTTTTCCAGAAACACTCCTCTTAAATGGATGTATGATGGGTTGCAAAAAGGGATTTTTTACCTTCAAGAGGTAGAGCGGATAGGCCCTGCACGTTACAGCATGTACGCAACCTCGGCCATTGGAATCCTGACTGAAGGAATCCACTACGGGGGGATCTACAACGGGCAAACGGCTCAAACGGTAATCTCTGACATCTGTGGAACCATTCCATTTTCCATTCAGAACAAATATAAGGATATTAAACTTTATGGGTGGCTCCCGGTATCTACACCAAGAGACAATCTGGTTCAAGTGCTTATAGCGATAGGTGCCTGGGTAAAAACAGACCTAAATGGGGTTTTGCGGATCGAAGGACTTTGGGACGGAATATCAGGGAACATCAATCAAGATTATCTCCTTAAAGGTTCAAAGATTTCGAAAACAGCAAAAATTACCCAGGTAGTGGTTACTGAGCATCAATATGTAGAGGGAGGAGAACAGACAAGTCTATTTGAAGGTGTCACAGCACAAGGAGATATCATTACATTTAGCGATCCCATGTATAGTTTATCGGCTCAAGGCTTCTCGATTCTCGAAAGAGGGAGCAACTATGCGAAATTATCAGGTGGGTCTGGAAAGCTTACGGGGCGAGCATACATCCATAATACACGAGAGATTGTGCGAGATGTAGCGGCGGCAGAAGAAGAGAACGTTAAGAGGGTAAAAAATGCGACCCTGGTATCACTTGTAAATTCTGCTTCAGTTGCAGACCGACTTGTAAACTACTTCAAATGGACGGAGACGATAGATTCCCCCGTCATATATCAAGGAGAAAGTTGCGGGGATTGTGTTACTACATGGAATCCATACGAAAAAAAGAATGTCTCCGCTTGCCTGGAATCTGCGGATATTGATTTTTCAAACACACTAAAGGCAACGGAAAAACTTCTGATTGGTTTTGCTCCTCCCCAATTCGAACAGAATCAAACATACGATAAACACGTAATTCTCACAGGCTCTGGGACCTTTACCTTCCCGGAAGGAACTACCTCAGCAAGAGCTGTATTGATTGGCGCGGGTGGTGCTGGTTTTGATGGGAGCCCGGGTGGAGATTCGACCGAGACCTGGGAAGACGAAGAGATCAAGACGACCAGGATCAACCTGACTGCCCCCACCACCTCGGCAAGCGACTCCAGCAATGTGAGCAACAGAGGAGCGGGAACGCCCGGGAACGGAGGAGCAGGAGGTGCCGCCGGAACACCGGGAAAGGTGTATGAGGTGACATTCAGCCCAAGTAGTGGGTCCAGGATATCGTATGCGTGTGGAGTCAAAGGCACTTCAAATGGAGCCCTCGGTGGAGCAACTACTTTCGGAAGTTATTCATCGAACAGTGGCAGCACGAGCTCTGCTGGCTATACGGACATCATAACCGGAATCACATACGCTAAGAGCGGTGACAGCGGAGCAGACGGCGGAAAAGGCGGTTCGGGTGCTGATGGCGAGAGTGTTGGCGGCGTGTCAGGAGGAAAACAGGAACCTTCTGGCTCGGCAACCAGAAGCGATTCTGATACACAACGCCGCTCAAATATATCTATGGACATTGACGCGACCGCAAATTTCTCCCTTGGAGCCGCCGGCGGAGGAGGGGCTGGAGGAAACTCCGGCAACAATCTCGGAACTCCTGGGGGTGATGCAGAAGTCGGAAGTGTGCGCTTAAGCATCACAACAGGATACATAAACGCATTTGTGTACCCAAACAGGGGTGGAACGGGTGGAGACGGTGCGGATGGGGCTGATGCATCCGTCTATGGATGCTCTGGTTCTGGTGCCGGAGGAGGCGGCGGGGCCGGAGGAGATAGCTCTGCATCTTCAAATGTCTCAGCGCAGTATTACGTCTATAACATCACAATTGAAACTAGAACTGATTTTGCAATCAACAATAATGCTGGCGGTGCCGCTGTTAGAAAAGGCGGAGCCGGTGGCAAAGGTGGAGCTGGCGCGGACGGCTGCATCATCCTGTATTACGGCGTTACGACTCCGGTCCAGGACGGCCAGCTCAAGGACAAAAACGGCTTGATGCTGCTGGACAAGTACGGCAGACGGCTCATCGTATAGGAGGGTAGACATGGCAACGATAGACGAACTGAATGCCCAGGTGGCACAGCTCAGGGTGGAAGTGGAGCAGCTGCGGGGGCAGATCGCCAGTGCGGGAGTCAATGCTCTGGCTGCGGCTCCCTCTGGCTATTACATGCTCAAATACAGCGGCGAAGAGATAGACACGAAACTAGGCAAGATTTGATGGAGGTGATCGCTGTGCTCTATATGCAGGACTGGCATATTTGTGTCCCGGCAGATTTTTCGCTGGGGTTTGAGGGGGACAACAATGCCGTTACCCTGGAGATCAGCACAGATCTGCCGGAAGGCTGGGACCTGAAGGTCGATGTGGCAAAAGAGTCTGAGAAAAACATCATCCAGCTCAACCGCAGAGATAACGTCTACTATGCACTCCTCACCTCCTCCATGCTGGCGGATGATGGGGTCTACGAGATGCAGGTTCGAGGGACATTGGAAGATCAGGTCCGACACAGCAATATTTTCTTGTCCCATGTGCATAACTCCATCAACGCCACAGATGCCTTCCCCCCTCCCCTGCCCTCTGAATTTGAGCAAATGGAGGACAGGCTCAACAGCATCAACAATAATCCGCCCCAGCCCGGCGAGAATGGATACTGGCTGATCTGGGACCCTGATGACATGGAGTACAAGGAGTCTGATATCCCTCTCCCCGCGGAAGGTGGGACTGTTGGGACCACGGATTACAATAAGCTCAAAAACAGGCCCAGCATCAACGGCGTGGAACTGATTGGGAATAAAACATCAGACGAGCTCAAAATACCAGCAGGAGAAAAGGGTGAGAAGGGCGACCCGGGGCCGGAGGGACCTGCTGGACCAAAGGGGGACCCGGGACCGACCGGACCGCAAGGCCCAGAGGGGCCAGTTGGCCTACAAGGGCCGAAGGGAGATACCGGCGAACAAGGCCCAGCCGGCGAGCAGGGACCTCCGGGAGAGCGTGGACCGGAAGGCCCCCAGGGTCCGAAAGGTGATCAGGGCGAGCAGGGAAAGCAAGGACCTAAAGGAGACCAGGGAGAACCTGGACCACAGGGACCCGCCGGAATAGACGGGACCTCATTTGTGGTAAGAGACCGCTTTGATACCCTGGAGGAACTGAAATCCGCCCACCCCATTGGTGAGCCTGGGGATGCTTATGCCGTGGGCTCGGAAGATGACAACACGATCTACATCTGGTCGGAAGACCTGATGAACTGGAAGAGCATCGGCAAGCTCCAGGGGCCAGCGGGACCGCAGGGCCCGAAGGGAGAGCAAGGACCAAAGGGAGAGCCCGGGGAACAAGGAGAGATCGGCCCGAAAGGCGATACAGGCCCCGCCGGTCCGCAGGGCGAGCAGGGTCCTAAAGGCGATAAGGGAGAGCCTGGGGAGACAGGTCCAAAAGGAGATGTGGGCCCAGAGGGGCCGCGAGGCCAGCAAGGCATCCAGGGCCCTCCCGGTGAGAAGGGAGACACTGGCGACCAGGGTCCAAAGGGAGATCAAGGAGAGCAAGGACCTGAAGGGCCTGCTGGAGCTCAGGGGCCCATTGGGCCAGAAGGTCCCAGAGGGGAACAGGGCCCACAAGGGGAGCCCGGTCCGAAAGCAGAGCCGTTTTCGGTGACCCTTACGGGATCTGGATGGGCTGAAAACGAGCAAACGGTGAGCCACGATAAGATTTTAACGGGTGCTTATTCCTACATCGTATGTCCGGCTGAAGGATCATATATGGCTTATGCCACAGCTATTGTGAGGGCAAAGGATGTGGGCACAAACGGACAAATGACCTTTGTGTGTACGGAGACACCCGAAGCGGACCTTGTGGTAAATATCCTTAGAGTGGAGGCGCAAGATGGTATTTAACATGGTGGGCGGCGCAGGCGGTGGTATCAAGCTGGAGAGCATTGCCATCACGACACCGCCTGACAATATCACATATCTCCCCGGAGAGGTCTTTGACCCTGCGGGGATGGTGGTCACGGCGTCGTACTCCAACGGGGCCACCCTGACGGCTACCGGCTGGACCTACTCCCCCAGCGGAGCACTGCCGGAGGGGACGAGTGAGGTGGAGATCATCTACACCGAGGCTGGGGTAACAAAGACCGCTGTGCAGGCCATCACTGTGGAGCGTGGGACCATCTCTGTGCCCACGGTATCCGGGAGTCTTACATACAATGGACAAGCCCAGAGCCCCACCCTGACGGGCTACGATGCAGACAAAATGGTCCTATCCGGCGACACGTCCGGCACGAACGCTGGGAGCTATACGGCGGTGGTCACCCCAACAGCGCAGTACAAGTGGGCGGACGGGAGCACGGAGGCGAAGGATATCCAGTGGTCTATTGCTAAGGCCACCCCCAGCATCACGTTTGACCCAGAATCTGTGAGCCTGGATACCTCCACCACATCTCAGGCGGTGGCTGTCACCTACACGGGGGACGGCACTCTGTCCGCACAGTCTGATAACTCCGGCGTAGCTACAACATCCCTGGAGGGGACAACTCTGACAGTAACAGGTGTGGAGACCGGCAACACGGCCATCCAGGTATCGGCCAGCGAGGGGACAAACTACACGGCGGCCAGCGCCTCTCTGAGCGTGGCGGTGCAGTTTGCGATTATCATTCCGGTGGTGCCGAGCCAAAAGGGTACGCTTACTTATAATGGCGAAGCACAAATGGCAGAATGGAACGACCTTAACACAGAAGAACTCACTTTGGTTGGGGCATCATACCAAACAAACGCCGGGACTTATACTATGGGATTTCAACCGAAGCCCGGCTACCAATGGTGGGATGGGACTACGGAGACGAAAAACGCGACGTGGACGATTGGGAAGAAAACTCAAGCTGTCCATTTTTCTCCATCATCTAATATTGTATTGGATGCCCAGAATAAAACTGCAACAATTAAATATTCTGGGGACTTCCATGGACCTGTTTCTCTTTCTTATTCTAATGTAGCAAAAGAATATTTTGATGCATCTGTTGATACCGAACAACAGATATTTATTATTACAGCTAAAAAAGAGACAGGAGATCAAATTTTTTTCTTAACTTTCGTCTTTGAAGGAGATAAAAACTATTCTGAAGCTAGATACTCGAAAAAAATTGTCGTCGAATCCCTCACCTCCGTCTTCGGCGTCTCCTGGGACAGCTCCAACCCATCCACCGCCTTGACCCGTCTGACCAAAGCAAACGATCCCAACAAGCTGGTCACTGTGGACATCACAACCGAGCCCGTACCCGCAGTTGGGACAGGCTCAGGCTCCTCACCATTCGATAGCTATATGCCGTGGATGGGGATGGAGGAGTACAACATCATTAATACTTCTGGAAAAGTTTTAAACAAGAAAGGCGAATCTGGATTTACAAGGACAAACATTAGTGTGCCCGTAATGGTAAAAATCCCAGAGTTTTACTACAAAATCGAAAGGGTAGGAAGCATCTTCCGATATTACGTTGCGGATGGGCCAGTAGACGGACTTTCTTTGCATCCGGGGAGCGGTGATAATTATTTGGGGAGGTATGAGGCCGGTGAAGCATCGTCAGGTACAATGGGGCTTATTCTTGCCAGCTATTCCGGTACGACCCCGAGTGTGAGCAAAACAAGAAGCACATTCCGGGATTACGCCAGAAACATGGCCTCCGGCTTCCAGCTCCGTGACATCGCCGCATGGTGTGCTTATGATTTGTTGTATCTGGTCGAATACGCCGATTGGGATGGTCAAAAGAAGATAGCTCAGGGCCTCGTCAACAACCCATCAGTCAACAAAACTGGATTGACCGACGCCATGGTCTACCACACCGGAAGAGCAAACTCGAGTGATAATAGTGCGGTGCAGTACCGTTGGATTGAGAACCCGTGGGGGAATGTGTCTGAATTTATTGATGGAATTAACGTCTATGGACAAAGTGTTTATATCTGCACGGACCCGGAAATTTATACCGATGATACCGACACCAATTACCCATATTCTAACATTAAACTTCCGACCTCAGGCTGGATCAAAGGATTGGGATTTAGCTCCGTCTTCCCGTGGGCGTTTATTCCAAATGCTAATGGAGGGAGCTCAATCTCTTATATCCCAGATTATACGTACTCGGGCCCTGAGTGGAAGGTGCTTAATGCTGGCGGGCATATTACTAGTAAACAGGAAGCTGGGTTATTTTTCTTCCATGCTGGAGTTACTTCATCAGGAACAAGCAATAAGGTCGGCGCCCGTCTCCAGTTCCGGGAGGTGAAATCATGAGAGTAAGAGGCGATAACAACCCAGGCACGATCTCCATCGAGGCTATTCCCAATAAGCCAGGCTGGTGTCTGGTGCGGTTCTACGAGAACGCCCAGGAATACACCGAGCAGCTGGACGAGACCACCATCACGGGCTGGGAGTATGACGAATATCACCTGGAACAGCCCACCATCTCCCAGGAGGATATCGAGGGCAACCTTGAGGTCTATCTGAGGGCGGCGAAGGAGGCCGAGGTCACCCCAGAGAGCCGTCTGGAGGATGTGGAGCAAAACAAGGCAGACAAGCAGGAGGTCGCCGCAGTATGGGACAGCATGGCGGTGGCGTACCAGGAAGGGGTGCAGGAGGCATGATGACGAATCAGGAACTCATTCTGGGCGTAATGCGCGCCCAGGGCAAGGCCGACGCACTGGATCTCCGCGCCCGAGCGCCGGAGCTGGACGGAACGGCCATTATCGCAGAGGAGGCCAAGGTGCCGCAGTTCGACGGCACGAAGGATTACTCCGGCTGGGCCATCGGCTCCCCCGTGTGGGAGGAGGTCAACGGAGAGCGGCAGGTATTCACCCTGCTCCAGCCCCACAACGCCAGCCACTACCCCGGGAGCACCCCGTCCAATACGCCGGCGCTGTGGTCGATCCGACACACCAAAGACCCCTCTAAGGCAAAGGAGCGGCTGGCACCCAACGGCACCAGTGGCATGTACATGTCTGGGGAGTGCTGCGTGGACGGCGGCGTGGTATATCGATGCCTGACGGACAACACCGTACATAGTCCAACAGATTACCCGCAGGCGTGGGAAAGGGTTGCAAAATAAAAAGCCGCCTTATAGCGGCAGGAATTGACAAAACGCGGCGTGCTGTGTAAGATAAAAGCAGGCGCTGCAACAACGGCAGGCGGTCAGCCACATCCCCGGAAAGGGGGTGAGGCCCATGCGGATCACATTACATATCGGACGGTTCACCGTTACGATTATTGTGAAAAGCAGAAACCGCCACTC